AGCAGTTTTATAATCAAGGCAAAGCAAAAGTATTACAAGCTCTCCAAATTTTTGAAACATTTTTTATTGATGGAGCAGATATAGATAGTTACTGCATTAAAGGGATATTATGAAAGAAGCAAATAAAATAGCTAAATACTTAACAGATATATCAGAGGTAGATGTTTTTGCCAATTCAAGGAGGAGAGAAAACATAGACGTAAGATCTTTACTTACTTTTATATTAAGAAATCATTTAGGTATGACATTCCATCAAATTAAAAATTTCTATGAAAATAATGGAAAACACTATGACCATGCAACAGCAATGCACAGTTTGAAAACATTTGAAGTAAATAGAAGATACTCTAAGTCTTTAGATGAATGGTTAAGAAAGATACAATTTCTAATAAGGGACAAATCAAATATTAAAAAAGGTATGTTAGAACATAAATTACAATACTTACATAGTAACGATATTAATAAATTATTAAAAATAGTAAATGATATGCCTCAAAAAGAAATAGATGGAGAAAGACAAACAAAAGAGAAAGCAACTACCAATATATAGCGGAGTTCTTAAATACTTCCCTGATGCTTTAGCGGAGGTATCTAAGGTTTCAAGAGCAGGAAACGAACAACACAACCCTAAACAACCTCTACACTGGGATAGATCAAAAAGTACAGACGAACTAGACGCACTCACTAGACACCTACTAGAAGCAGGTAAACTAGATACAGATGGAATAAGACATTCAGCAAAAATAGTTTGGAGGGCTTTAGCCAACCTCCAAAAAGAAATAGAGAATGATATATGAAAACAGTAAACTCAATTAGTGGAGGTAAAACCTCAGCATACATAGCTGCACATTATCCTGCTGATTTTAATGTTTTTTCTCTAGTTAGAACTGAACATCAAAAATCAAAATTTAAAGATAAAAAAATTAGAAAAATTGTAGAGGATAGAATACAAGCACCTTTTATTTCTACTGCTGAAGATGATGTTATAATTTATACCATTTTAGATTTAGAACAATTTTTAGGACAAAAAATTCATTGGGTTACAGGTATCACTTTTGATGAAGTAGTTAAAACTAAAGGTGGATGGTTACCAAATAAACTACATAGATATTGTACAACACATTTAAAACTTAATCCTATTTTTGAATGGTGGCAAAAAACAATAAATGATCCTGCTGAATTTAGAATTGGTTTTAGAGCAAATGAACAAAGCAGAGCTAAAAGGATGCTTGAAAAAACAAATCAAAATGGCTTGTTGGAAATGAAAACAATAATAGGTAAAAGAAAAACAAGAAATAAATGGGGAATGATTGAATGGCAAAAGCCTACATTTCCATTAATAAAAGATAACATATATAAGGATCAGATAAATAAATACTGGAATGATAAAAAAGTTAGATTTGCTTGGATGAATAATTGTGTAGGATGTTTTCATAAAAGTCCATTACTCTTAAAAAAAATGTATCAATTAAATCCTGATAAAATGAGTTGGTTTGAGGAGCAGGAGATTAACAGAGATAAAAGGGATGGGTGGATAAATCACTTGAGGTATAGCCAAATAAAAAACTGGCAAACTCAAATGGAATTATTTAAAGATGATTTTAATGAGTGTGATTCTGGCTATTGTGGTATCTAAAATTTAAAGGTATCTAAAATTTAAAATAATTACGTTATATAATTGATTAATCAATCTTTTTCAATTATGGATAAACGTATTAACAATGGAGGCTCAAGAAACGGAGCTGGTAGAAAACCTAAAGTAGATGAGCTTAAACTAGCAGAGAAACTAGACAATCTAATTAATAGTGATATAGTAGTTAAGAAACTAGGCGAGCTTGTAGCTAAAGGCGACATACGAGCTTTACAATTATACTTCAACTATAGGTATGGCAGACCTAAAGAAAAGATAGACATTAATTCTTCACAAGGTTTAAACATAAACTTTAAAGACCTTATTAAATTTAAGTGATAAATCAAAAAAGTGAATTAAAACAAAAAATTGAATTAAATCCTAAATACTCTACACTAGGAGATGATTCAAGATATTATGTAATTACAGGAGGTAGAGCTTCTGGTAAATCTTTCTCAGTTAACTTAATGTTAGTTCTGTTAACATACGAGGCTAACCATATAATCTTATTTACTCGTTATACATTAACCTCCGCTTATGTTTCTATTATACCAGAGTTTATTAAAAAGATAGAACTCTTAGATAAGTTTGATGACTTCCATATAACTAAAGACGAAATCATTAATATACACTCGGGATCTAAGATAGTATTTAAAGGTATTAAGACTTCTAGTGGAGATCAAACAGCAAGCCTTAAATCTATTACAGGTGTAACAACATGGGTCTTAGATGAGGCGGAGGAATTAACAGACGAAGAAACATTTGACAAGATAGACCTCTCAATAAGAGAGATTAAAAACCAGAACAGAATAATACTTATCTTAAATCCTACAACTAAAGAGCATTGGCTATATCAAAGATTCTTTG